ATGTGGTTCTTGTCAAAAAACTTAGCACCTTTATTCATTATTCTAAAGTATTTCCAGTCTTTAAAAAATTGTATTAATTTACTCCACATTTAGAGCGTCGGGGTCTGTGACTTTTTCATAATATACTACTACTTCTTTTAGTTCTGTAATATATCTTTTTAATTCTTGCATATTGTAGCTCATTAACTCATAGTCTGGTATTGACATTGCTACGAATACTATCTGCCCATGTTCTTTTGTTAATCTTTCGTGAAACTCGTCTATATTTTTATCACTTACTACATACCATAGAGGTTCTTTTAAGTCTATTTCTCTTGGTAGAACAGGTTGTGTTATAATCCTGTCCATAGGCTTTGCTGTTACTTCTATCTGTTTAGTTGGGATTAGACTGCAACTCGACGCCATCATCAAGGCTATCAATGGTGCGACTAATTTCTTCGATTGAATCAAATACATTTTTTGTTCCTTTATTTATTCTTGGTTCTAACAGTCCAGGCTTTGCTGCTGCTAATTTTGTTAAATTATGTCTTTTGAAAATGTCTAAATATCTATTCATTTCCAACTGAGCTTCTTGTGATTTCTTTTGTAAATCTCCAAGTTGCTGTGTCTGTAGTGCAAAATCATTCTGCATTGTTTTAATTGCTTCTTCTTGTGTAGCAACTGCGGTTTCTAGTGCTGCATTATTTGCTGTTAATATCTTGTTCTCGTTGTATAGGTAATATGATAATCCACCTAATACTATTATAATTGCTATAAAAAATTGTTGCATTATAACTCCTCTATCTTGTAGTTTAGTCCATTCGCTCCACGAATCTCTACTAATTCTCCATCCTGTGTGGTGAAAGATAAATATTTTTCTTGTTTTTTATGAAACTTTTTTACTACATACTCTTGGTCGTCTGCGTCTCCCCAAGTATGATTATAACTTACTCGTAGTTTATAATAGGTTATAAATAAACCTTTAAACCAGTTCCAGAAATTCTTTATCTTTTGTTTAATCTCAGACATGACTCCATTCTTTTCCTTCAAATAACAATGCCTCTGCCTCTCTTCTTCGGACAAGTCCATCAAGAACTTTGCCTCCTGCCTTGTTCCACCTTTTGATTTGTGCAGGAACGCCTTCGTACTCTCCAGCGTTTAAGACTTTCAACATAGTTGAAGATGTGAGGTTGCCATTACCAAGATTATACACCCAGCTCACCAGTGCATCGAAATGATTTTGAGACAGTGGAACAGATACAGCTGTATTCACATAGTTTTCATACTCCACGATTTCTTCCTTTAGCATTTCTTCTGCTTGTTCTTTGGTGATTTCCATGCCTTCTTCTACACCTTTGATGTGACCATACCCAATAGTCCATACTCCTGCAGGACATTTGTATGCCTTTAATTCACATCCTTCAAATTTTTTAATTAGTTCTAACCCTTCTGCTGATATTTTCATACTATCTCCATAGTAAGGGGAGTCCGAAAACTCCCCCGTGTCCTTTGACAGTCTTATGCCAATGGAGTGATTGCTAGAACCATTACACTTGCACCGAAAGATGCTAAGAATATTTGATTCACAGCGTGACAAAATTCTCCATGCTGACATATACTCTCACGAACTTTTAAAGCGATTGCTTTCATTAATTAATCTCCAAGATTTTTCTCTTGGAATCAGGAGTTCGTGATAAGCTGATTGTCAGTAATCCGTCTTGTAGATTTACTTTATCTACTTGTAGGTCGGCATTTAGAATAAATCTTCGTTCAAAAGATTTTAGACTAAGTCCTTGGTGAATAAATTGCTCACCATCTCCTAGTTTTTGTTCTTTTTTACCCTTGATGTGGAGTTCTTTGTTATCAAAAACAATCTCCAATTCATCTTTTTTCCAACCTGGCACTGCGACCTCTATACGATAGTCTCCTGCCTTTTCGATTAGGTTATATCTCGGATATCCACTCTCCGTATAACTCGGTAGCGTAGGCATATCCAATCCAAGCCAAAATTTACTTAAATCTATACTCATATTTTTCTCCATAATTCCTTTTCAGTAAATAAATCACATCTCCTTTCGGTAGATGCACCAATACGCAAGTGAAACCTATCACTTACAAAATAATTATAACAAATTTTAACCGTGATGTCAAGAACTATTTTTCGGAGTCATCAAAGGTAAGTATTCCTTCCTCTTCCAAATAGTCGATGGTGCCTCTGATTCCAATTTGTTTTCCAAAATAGTAAGCACCAGTCA